CCCGCCTCAACTTTGGGTCTGGCTTTCGTCCGAACCAGAATTCACCGATGATCGCCTCGCGCTGTGCATCTGTTAGTTGTGCAAGCGCCGCTTGCACGGCCTGTCGAAAATCCCGCTGTTCGATATCCTCAAAGGCTTCTGCCGCCGCTTCATCGGCAATCGCATCACCAAGCGTCAGGTCGCTGTCCTCGTCGCCTATCGGCTCGTCCATCGACCGGCAAACAGTGTTGATGGGGTCACATCGCGTCCGCTGTGTTCGCTGCCCGCAGGCTTCTGTGAACTCCGCCTTGAGCTTAATGCCGTACAGCGTAAGAAATTCACCCTTGTTCACATCCCATGTCGGCAGCGTGTCCATGAGGGAGATAAAGGCCACTTGCAGAAGGTCGCTTTCCTCGACACCTGCGCGACCTTCCATTGCCCGTACCCACCTCAAGGTCTGCTGCCATGCAAAGCGTTCAACCGCCGCCCAAAGGCTTAGAATGTCCGCCTTGCCAGCCTGTACCGCTTCTGCAATTTCGCTTGTTCGCTTATTCTGTGTGGCAAGTGGTTTCGCTTGCATATCCGCTCCTCCTGTGGTAAAATCAGAATTGACAAATCGGATCCACCACAAGAGCCGCTCTCCCCGTTTGGGGAGGGCTTTTTTCATACGTGCACGAGAACCGCGCCGCTATCGCTCACGTCCTCGATGGGGCCGCCATTGATTGCGGCCATCGCGTGGACTTCGCGGTCGCCATTACTCAGCTCGACGAGCGCGAGGCAGGCGACAGGGTACGTCTTGCCGTCCTCGAATGCGTAAAGCATATTTGCAGGGGCAGGGATAATCTGGATGATCTTGTTTTCGTTCATGGTTCTTGTCCTTTCTCAGTATTAAAGTCTGAAATGATTGTTTAGCGCCCGTTCGAATTTATCACGGTCATCGACGGGCAGGTGCGGGATAAGCAGGTGTTGCAGTTCATCACGCTGACGGTAGCGGTCACGCTCACAGCGCGCGGGCTTGGTTGATTTTAGAATGCTGTACGCTTCCAAGATAGTCATAAATCCTCCGCCATAAAATTTGAATTTTGACCATCTTTTCTTTCTTCTCTCCTCCGATATTCATGTGCCACCCTCCAAAAATCCGCCCCGGCGTTTTTTCTCTGGCTCGCGGTACGGCTCCGAAAGCTCGGTGAATTTTTGATGTGCGCCGTCAAAGGTCATCTGCACAACACCCTGCCGCCCGCGGCGGTTTTTGGCAACAGAAACCCCGATTGTACCAGAATCGTCAATGCGCCAGAGAAACAGCACCTTCGAGCCGTTTTGCTCCAACTCCCCCGAATCCCTCAGGGAAAGCAGCGTCGGGCGATCTGTATCGTTGACACCTCGATTGAGCTGTGCTGCTGCGACGATGGGGATTTGCAGCTCGGAAGCAAGGTTTTTTAAGTCGCGGCTGATCTGTCCGAGCTCAAGATTTCGACTGTCTGCACGGCGGTCGGCCTGCATCAGGCCGAGATAGTCGATGACGATCAAGTGCAGATTTTGAATGGTCGCCGCCGCACCTCGAATTTTGCTCACTGTCACGGCTGGCTTGTCCCAAAAATGAAGCGGCAAACGTTCCAGCCGATTCGACACGGCTGCAATATCCGTCCACGTCTCATCGTTCAGGTCGCGGTCGATCAGGTTATCCATTGTCGCCATACTGCGGCGCGCAAGTAAGCGCTCGGTCAGTTCAGACGCGCTCATTTCCAGCGAAACGAAAAGCGTTTCGTTCCCGGCTCTGGCTGCGCTTTCTGCGATATCAAGCAAGAACGCAGATTTGCCGACACCCGGACGAGCACCGACGATGATGAGTTGTCCGCCCTCGAAACCCTTCAAGACGCTATCCAGCTTTGGGAACCCCGTATCGATACGGGACTGCTCCGGTGCTGAAAGGCTCCGCAAGGTCTCTGTAAGAGCCTGCGAGACACTTTTCAGCCGTCCGCCCGCATTGTCAAGGAGATGTGCCTTACAGAGTTCGGCAATCGCTGTCGCCGGATTCTCTTCATCGAGCGCCGCAAGCACACCATCGCGCAACCGCTTTTCCGCTGCGTGTTTATGTAGCAGGCGGGCATATTCCTCCGCGTTTGCGAGTGTTGGCGTTAGGTCGATACAATCGGCAAGAAACTGCCGGGGATCGTCCACAAGACCACGGAGACCATCGGCGGCAATGTTTACATCAAACGCCTTGCCGCGTGATACTGCGCTATCGGCAGCGTCAAAGACCATAGCGCAGGCGGAAATAGAGAAGTCCTCGACGCTCACGATCTGCCGAAGTTGTAAGACACGTTTTGGTTCAAGACAGACCGTTGCGGCCAGCGAGTATTCAAGAGCCGAGGTATCCTGCATCACGTTTCGCCTCCCATCTTCGCCAAGAGTTGAGTAAACTGCTTCCGAAACTTGCCTCCCGACAAGATGTTGCTCTGCCAGAATGAGTCGGACTGCGAAAACTGCAAAACCGCATTAATGTCCTCCCAGCTATGCTTGTCCAGCCTGTGGCACTTGTCAAAGTCCGCCGCCCAGCTTTGCAAGGTCGCTTCTGAATGCGCTGTGCAATTCGGCAAGCGTTCTTCGATCTGATCCGCGAGCCAGCGCGCAGCGCGGTACGGAAGTGAGTCGTGCTCAAAAACCTGCTTCGGTTTCTTCGTTCCGGCGGGAGGCGGAACGAGAGAATGATTTGAATTGAAATGTATTGAATTGGTATGATTCGTATACGCTTCGTTCAAAGGTATACGTTCGTATACGTCCGTATTCTCTCGAACACGATTCCATCTTGCTTCTATCGCCTTTTGGGCATTTTTGCAGCGATCTTGATATCTCTGTTTATCTGCGTCCAAAAGAGGTTGAACAAACCCCCATGTAATGGCCAGAGCAGGGCTATTAAAAGCCGGTTCTATCCCGTCTTCACCATAGCTGAAAATCGCATCCAAAAGCATCCCCTTTTCTTCAAGAGACAGGGCTTTTAGCCCCGGTCGCAAAGTGAAATAGAGCATCACTCCCGGTTGTTTCCCTCCGGCCATCAGTTTGTCTCCATTTGATCTTCAAGCCATTTTTCAAAAGCCTTTGCTGGAATCCTTACACAGTTACCAAGCCGAACAACGGGGAAGCCCGGCAAACGCATCCACCGATAGACTGTCGGTCTACTAACCCCCATTGCCGCAGCCAATGCCGTCGGTGTATATGCCAAAGATTTCATCAAATCGCCTCCCGTGACAGTTGTTCGATAACCTCAAAAATCTTAGCCTTTTCCTCATCCGGTAGCTCTTTGCGCAACTTAGAAGAGTACCTCGATTCCGAAATCCCGAGAGCTGCTGCAATTTGGTACTGCCGTAAATCGCTTCTTGCCATCGCAGCTCTGATATCGCAATTCATTTTCATTCTCTTTTCCTCCTTTACCCTTGACTTTTTCCCTTACAAGAGGTAACATATCTGTGAAGAATTAAATATTTTTCTTCTCTGATATTCGTATTATAGCACAGGTATTTCATAAAAACGATATTTCACTCTAATTTATTTTAGAGAGGATTTTACAAAATATCTTCGCAGAAAAGAGGAACATAGATATGGCAAGACCGCCACGAGTTTCAACACCAACAACAAAGGCATTTGCAGACCGATTATCAGACTTGGTTCAAATAAAAAAGAGTGAAGGTCTGAGCCATGACGAGATCAGTAGACAGATAGGCGTATCAAGCGGCGTCTTATCCGAATGGATGTCAGACAACAAAACAGCAAGCATTGAAAATCTTGCTAAGTTGTCAAAGTACTTCGGAGTAAGCGCAGATTATCTTTTAGGGCTTGCAGCACTAAAAACTCCGGATGTTGATATTCAAAAGGCATGCGAAATAACCGGACTATCCGAGGACGCTATCTCTGTTTTGCAAGATTCTTTTCACGCTTCGGATGCATTAAACACGTTTCTTTTAGAAAGAAATTTTCGCAATCTCCTAATGAACATGTTGTACTTTAACTACGCTGTCATTGCATCCGGGCTCCATTATCAAATATTCAATTCGGATACCTGCAATGAAAGCGAAAAAGATGATTTGCTTAAATCAATTTATGATAGTCAGGCTGTCCTTGAAGACATCAAAGGCGCTCTAAAAACCTATATAAAAGTAAAAGAAAACCACGATGTTCTGCTACCGAGTGATGAAGGTTGCTTTTCACCGGAAGATTTTTACGAACTAAGGATCAACCGAAATCTATCAGCACTTTTGCATGATATTACTGGTGATAAATGGTGGTTCTCTGCCGAAGCGATTATAAATGAAGTTCAAGGAAATTTCACATAATGTCCACTTACTACCACAAGGTCCTATCTGATTCCGATATTGATGGAAAGTCTGTCAAACATACTATAAAATTCATTAAGGTCGTGGCATCATCGAAAATGTTAAGTACAATTCACCAAAAGTAAAAAACCGCCCCCGGTGTTGCAGCACCGAGGACGGTTATAGGGGGCAGCAAACTGATAGCCTACTGCCCTCCAATCATAACAAATGCAGGAGGAAAAAGCAATGCCAAGAAAAGCAAATACGCGCGCCGCGTCGGGCGCAGGCAGCATCCGGCAGCGGCCTGACGGTCGATGGGAAGCCCGTGTGACCGTCGGCAATGACCCCGGCACAGGAAAACCGATCCGCCGCAGTATCTACGGAGACACGCAGAAAGAAGTGTTGACCGCCATGCGCGACGCGCAAAAAGCGATCGACGACGGGCTTTACATAGAGCCGACGCGCCTGACACTTGCGCAATGGCTCGATATCTGGCAGAGCGATTATCTGCTCTCGCAGAAATACGGCACGGTCAAGACCTACAAGGCCCAAATCGCAACGCACATCAAGCCCGCCCTCGGCGCGGTGAAACTCACCAAACTCACGCCGCATATCATCCAGGGCTTTTACAACGATCTGCTCGCCAATGGCCGCATTGTTCCCAAACGGGACAAGCAGGGCAAGATCATCAAAAAGGACGGCGTCGCCGTCACGGAGACCGCACCGCTCAACGCAAAGACCGTGCGCAATGTTCACGGCGTTCTGACAAAGGCCCTTTCTCAGGCCGTCAAGGTGGGCTACATCGCACGCAATCCGTGTGACATGGTAGACCTTCCCCGCGTCGAGAAAGCGCAGATCATGCCGCTCACCGACGAACAGGTCAAGTCTTATCTCGCCGCAGCGGATGCCGACAACGATTATGGAGATATTCTGAAAGTAATTCTCTTTACCGGCCTGCGTGAAGCTGAAGCACTGGGGCTGACATGGGATTGTGTCGACTTCAAGAAAGGCACGCTCAAAATTTGCAAGCAGTTGCAGAAACGCCCCGCCGAGGCCGGCGGTTTCCAGTTTGCCACCCTCAAAAACGACAAGACGCGCATCCTGCGCCCCGCTCCCTTCGTCATGGATATGCTGCGCGCCGTTCGCTCCAAGCAGGCGCAAAGGCGTTTACAGGCCGGTGATCTTTGGCAGGACTGGATAGATCCCGCCAAGCAGTACGCCGCCTGTCGGCTCGTTTTCACAAATGCGCTCGGCGACCACCTGCACCCGCAGCGCCTTTATGCGCATCATAAGAAGATTGCAGCCAAAGCAGGAGCGCCGGACGCCCGTGTGCATGATCTGCGCCACACCTTCGCCGCGCTCTCCCTGCAAAACGGTGACGACGTGAAGACCGTGCAAGAAAATCTCGGCCATGCGACCGCCGCTTTTACGTTGGACGTTTACGGTCACGTCTCAGAGCGCATGAAGGAGGACAGCGCCGCCCGGATGCAGGGCTATTTTGAAAATCTCAAAAAGGCATGAAAAAAGCTCCGTCGATCTCATCATCGGCGGAGCTGCTTTTGTCCCCGTTAAGGGGTAAAACTTTTAATTGGGGTAAACTTAGGGGTAAAACGTATTCTACGAAAACGCAAATGCAACTTTTCTGCGTCAAAAGTGCCTAAATCATGCACCAAAAAGAAAGAACCGCAACCTTTCGGCTGCGGTTCTTTGTGATGCGTGACCAATTTAGATGCATGCTGAAAATAGGAAAAATCGAGAGCTGAAGCGGCTTTGGGCTGTTTCAGCCATATTTTTTGCTTACAATTTCCCGTGATAGAGAAGAATCGAGGGATTTTTAAGAGTGACCAAAATAGATATAACATGGTCTCTTTTTATATACATCCCTACACACATCATAATTAACTGCTTAGTTAATATTTCTCGAGAGCAGGATGATGTGTCTGCGACTTTATAAGCTAAATAAAAGCTTATCTTTGTTCATATATCCCTATGCTTCATCTTTAGGAAACTGGTATTCTCGAAGAATGACTAAGGTGCATGCGTACATTTGCCGCATTAAGGAACGATCGTCATCACAAAGCAAATGAATTGAACCATCGGCTTCTTTAACAGAGAAACACTCCATCAGCCTTGACGCTTCAGGCGATGGGAGGTATGAAATATCCGCTGGGGTTGCTTCTTCATGCTCACAATTTCTTTCTTGTAACAACGCTCGGAATTTTTCAATTGGCATTTGGTTGGTCATTCTCTTTTTTGACAATATTGCAATTCGCTGACAGCGTACAGCCTCATTTTTTACTATCTCAGAAGATTTTAGTAAGCTTTTTGCTTCAGCTTCATCAGAAGTTATGATCCGCTTCTCATCGAGAAAATCAGGTTCCATATGCCGTAACAGATAGGTGCAAAAAGTCTTTATATGATGTGGAACCAAATCGCTGAGATCGTCATATAGAATTCTGGAAAGAGCGGCCCAAAACATGTTATCAGTAAAATTAAGGTACTCTTCACTTTGCCCACTGCCTTTTGCCCACGACTCTAGTGTTTTTCCATTAGGAAATATGGCATGGTGCTTTTGCATCCAGTCAATTACATACTCCGCCATCCATTCAGATATTACGATATGCTTGTTGAAGACCACTTGGGAATAGGAAAAAAACTTGTTGATAAGATATTGATCGGCAGCAGCAATGCCTTTTGGCTTTATGCAAAGAATTTTCTTATTTTCAAACTCACCCACCGTAAGACATCGTATCAATTGGTCTATTTCAAAGCTTCCAAAACTGGTTCCTGAAAAAGTGGCATCTCGCATTAAATAGTCGATTCCGTCTGCATCAAACTCTGAGTGTATTATTTGCACAAGCAACGGATCTGTTTCTTCGCGCTCGACATTTCCTGTGATAATATCTGCAATGATTTCTGGCGCATGTGTATTGTTGCACTCACTAATAACAATATCGCGGATTTCCTGATTATACTTCACGACAAAAGCGCCAATTGTTTCGTGATGTAGACCATCAGATTTGGTCATCAAGGTAGTCTTCCCCTCAACTGAAAGAGACTCAATTTCATCCAATACTCTTTCATTTACCTTTTGGCACAATTCTGCATCCGGTAGATCTTCGAGAAAAATAGGCTTTTTATATGGGGCTTCGCACAGCGGATAGTGCCCGATATCATGCAGCAGGCCTGCAAGTCGCACGATTTTCCGATCTTGACACGTTAACCCGAGACTAATGGCAATCTTATCCGCAATGTGCATTACTCCTAATGAATGAATAAAACGAGTATGTTCAGAACCGGGAAATACCCAATTAACAACACTTAGTTGCTTAATACTTTGCAACCGTTTAAAGTACAAGCTTTCAATTATTTTCTCTTCTGCGTCAGTATATGGGATAAAACCGTGTACATTATCGAGAATTTGACCAACAAATACAATATCGTCTGCCATAATTATGAAAATAGTCCTTCAACAAGATGGTATGCAGCAAGGTTTGCAGTATGATTTGATAAATGTGGCTTCCGTTTTTCCAATTCAGAAACGACCTGAGTCTCAGAAGCATTAAATGCCAGTACATTTTCTCGAAGATAATGTAGTGAGGCTAAGCACTCAACCCAATAACTTGTACTATACTCACCTTTACTCGTGTCATCTATGATTGAACGGAGCTGGTCTATTCGGCTTGAATGCTCTTTTGAAAGTTGGAGTTTCGCGCAAGTATGACCATCTTCATAGTACATATCATCTTGGAGATTTTGGGAATAAGGACCATGCTGATACCATCTAAAGCCGTAATCACCTATCGGCACTCCCATATCTTGCAATAGATATACAGCTTTTTGCATTTCTAATCTTTGATCAAAATTCCCATAGTAGAAATTACGACCGTACAACATTTTATAAACAGGTAACAAACTTCTATTTGCCATTTGAGGTTCCTCCACACTTCATTAACCACATTCTTTGTGGCTAAAAATTAAAAGAAACACTATATAGTATAAACCAAAGCACTTATGAATGCAATAATTTTGACTTGACTTTTCCATCTATTTGTGGTAGTGGAATTTTTTGGAAGTGTATATCGAAATTTACAGCGGGTACAGATCTCACAGAATGGCGAACATGAGAACTCCGACTCAGTTTTGCGCTCATTTCCGCTTGCTGTGCTTTTGAGGATCACTTTCCCGCTCTTTCAGCCACGCCTCAAATGCTCGAACATTTTCTTCGTGCGTATAGAACTCGCGAATGACAGGGAGCAGTGCTGCAGCCAAACCTTTGAGCGCCCGCAAATCAGGCTCGACTTTATCGAGGTTGTAATCCTCTACATCTGTGACTGTGCCATCCTTATCAAAATGGATGACACTGACGGGTATTCTATTAAACTTCTCATCCATCTTTCTTCGGCTCCTCAACGGCAGAATCTATCTCAATTTGAAACCAGTCGTTTATAGGCCGTCAGGCACTTCATCCGGAAAGTTCTCGGCAAACCAGCGGAAAGGTATAAGGACCATATCTGGCAGGCCGTTTTCTGTTATTACGAAGCCGATGTCCTCGTTGTCAATGCGTTTCAGGATTTCATCCAGTTTTTCGACGAGCAGTATTTGCTCGATGCGTTCCATTTCGGATAGTGGCGGCAGTCTTTTCATTTTGACATCCCCTTATTCCTGCTGTGATGTGCTTTCTCCGGAAGATACAGGGACAGGCTTTAGCGTACCGGTTATAAAATCATACAGCGCTTCGGGCTCTTTGAGACAATACTTCATGGTGCAATCCGCTTCCCATATCTCAAAGTCATCGGCTGCTTCATACAGCCACCAATCGATGTAGTCGTATTGGTCATTGACCGCTTCTTTCAAAACATCTCTAAGAGCCAGAAGATACTTGTTTTCGGTACCGAATACAAAGTGACCATTGCCAACCAGATTGAGCGCTTTACTAAACTGCTCATCAATGGACTCTTGATCTCTTATCATCCGGAGCGCTTTGCAGAATCCTTCTCTACTTAGCATTGGCACCATTCCTCTCCAAAAGTTCTTGTTCTTCTTTCCATATTTTGAGAAGTTCAATCGCATGGCCTTGTGTCTTTGGATCGGCACAGTATTCAAAGAACTGCACCGCGGCTTCTTCCGGCGTGAGGCCATAAGGCTTTAGCACCTCGGTTACCTGTGCCAGCAATTCTGCATCGATTTCTATGGTAATCGTAACTTTGCCATCATCCATCATGCTGTTCCTCCGATATTTTGAGATTGTCATATTGAGGTTCCTCAGAGTAAAAGACCTGCATATCATCCAGTCGGAGACACGACAGTCTTCCAAGAGCTCCTGACCAAGGGTCACCCTTTTCAGGGAGCATACAGCCGCAGTCGATTCCAATCCAGCTCTTTACATCCCATATTGCCATTGGGTTATCATACTGGAAACGGATAGTTGGCGTGTGTCTGAAGATGACTGTGCAGTCCTCCAGAACAGGGAAACTGTCAAATCGCATCCAGACGGCAAAGTCTCGCTCACACTCATATTTATGGCCGTAGGTTTCATAAAGCTCGACAGGCGCTGCGTGGGTCAGAATGAACTGCCTATTGTTCAGAGTAAGTTCTATGTTTAAAGGCAACTTCTCCAGATACTCGAATATCTCCTGACGAATGGTTTTCTTTATATGCTTCAGATAATTATGCGTTATCTGGCCACCATTTCTATACCACAGAGACAGCTTGGGCCCGTAGTAGAGGTCGGGCCACTCCTCATCTTCTGGGGGAGGGTAGTAGAGAGCATTCATCATCATTAATTCGTGGTTACCCAGAAGCATCTTGGCATTTGGCATCGCCATAATCTGGCGAAGGATTTTGATGCCATCTGGATTTCTATCTATCACATCCCCAAGGATATAAAGAGTGTCATCCGGCTGCAGGTTGATTTGCTTCATGACGGAATCAAAGCGCCGCTTTTGTCCATGGATATCAGACATTACATAAATCATGGTGTTCCACCTCCTTCTTTGTAACACGAACAATTACCATATTTCGGAGCGAATAGCTATCAAAAAATCACAATTCACAGATAATAATCCTGATTGGCATTTCCGATGACCTATCAGCCACGGAGTACGGGATGGTTTGTTGGAAAATCTGGACTTGGTTTCGAATCATGAAGATCAGTGTTTCGAGTAAGTCCTTTGAGATGCATTTATCGTTTTCTTTTGCAGCGAGCTTTTGCAGCAGTGTCTCTAAATCAGAGAAGCTGCCCCAAATGAAGAAATCCCACGAGTCGAATGTACTGCGTTCGAAAGCTGGATTTTCTGCACAGATGATATCCTGGGTTTCTGCTGCCAGGTCAGAAAAGCAGATTCTCTCTCTACTAAGAGCCAGCTCATCATGTGCACTAGAGAGAATATCTCGTTCCGGCGCAGTATACAGAAAGTGGTGTCTGAGTTGTCCATTTGCGTGTCGATGCCACTGGTCGATGTTGTACCATTGACCATCGTGGTACAGTTCCACCATGTAGCCAAGCCATTTGCCCATGCTGCATACCTCCGTTTGGCCTTTGCTTTCTAGGTATGAAGATATAAATCTCTTTTTCTGTGAGTTTATTATGATCTCGTCCTTTGTGCTTGGATGATATGAAGTGTCAAAAAAGTGGAAGACACAGCCGAAGAAAGACCTGCCAGTGTTCATCGATTCTTGTTCTGCTAGATACTTTGTCAGGTTGCTTCCTTGAGATCTGATTTGATATTTCTCTTTCATGGAATCCCCCTATGGTGTCAGCCATCACCAAAGATGTCATTGCAAAACTCCGAATAGTCAGGATCTGGGCTTTTGAGAAACACCTCCCAATCCTGCTGGACTTCCTCCATGGTCTTAAATTGCTTCTCCGATTCCGCTAACCGATTCCGGAAGCCAAATTGGTTCCCAGCGAGAATGCACGGAAATCCCCAAAGCATTGTTCCCACATGCTTCCACTGACCGACATCCCCAGCATACTGCAATTTTGAAAACACAGCTTTGACTGTGCGGCAGTATTCTCCGTCACAAGCAAACCAGAGATGTTCCGATTCGACTTTGTCACAGCGCATATAGTAGGGTAAGCCCCATGTGTTAGTGTGCTCCCATTCGTAATTCTCCAAGATGACAGTTTCCTTGTGGAGCAGATGCGCGGGAACGAGGAACGGTATCTTCCTGTAAGCAATGTAGTGGCTGATGTTTTGCTGCCCTTCTTCGAAGGACTGGAATCTAGATATCAGATCCCCAAATTGTTTCTTCAGAGCCATATCAATGGTGAGCTCTCTAAAGAAGCAACGAAAGTCCTCCGTTGTACCGTAATAGTATTTTCCGAAACTGGTAAAAGCGGCAGCAGAATAGTCATCCAGTTCCAGTCGGTAATATCTCGGTTTTTCTCTCATGGGTGGTACCTACCATTTTTCTTCAGGTAATCATCTCCCCCACGGGAGTCCGAAATCCGTGCGCTTGATTTTGCACCAAGGCTGTCCATCTTTCCAGAAGACAATCCCCTCAATCACATGGGTTTCCAGATAAGTGCGGATGCCCTCGAAGCTCCGATCCAGTTCAACAATGTCTTTCCCGTGGGGCTTGAAAATATCGGTATCAAGGTTGTGGGGATTAGATCTGAAATGCGGGCCGATGGCCTCATATGTTCCATCCGGTACAATTCCCATTCTGTCATACGCATCCCAGAACCATTTATCGCTGGTTGCAGTTCGGTCACAAGGTACCCAACAAGGCAAGTGGCCAGTGACAGGGTCTGCGTTCTCCTGACACTTGATTGCGTTAGACGGGACGGGCTTTCCATGTTTTGCATCGTATCTTTTGTAGAAAACACCATTGATGACTGCACAGCAGGCACCGTCCCATTTGATGGTAGCAACGCCTTCGCCGGCCATGACCCAAGCAAGGTCAGGGCTGATATTTGGCAGTATTCTGACAATTCGATGGTTTTCAAATTTTCGTTCAAAGAGAGTGGGTATCTTTTTCATTTAGGTTCCTTTTCGATGTTACTTCACTGCTGCTTCTATCAAGCCATTCCCCAATGGAAATAAATCTCTCGGCATGACTGATTTTTCCAGCACAAGTGTCACAGTAGGGACTGATCCAGCCAGTAGAAACCTTTGTTGCAGGGTTCCCACATCTGATGCAAGTTCTCGCCGATAGGTGCTCATATTTGGGGATGATGTCACGGAGCATCCGCTCTGTACAGCCAAAGTCATACCAACAGAGCGTTCCATATTTCTCCTTGATCTGGGAAATACGGTATTGGTCGAGATACTCGGCATGTGCCAATTCCTCACGGATATCTTCACACATTTGCTCCCCAAAAGCCTTTCGCCAGCCGTCAGGCATGGAATCCAGTTCCGTATAGGAATAGTCGTAATCCTCTGGAACTTCTCCTGTCCAGCGGTTACGGGGCATAAGAAACGGAAATCGCTCAATCAGCTTTTGGTTCGATTCTTTATTCGATTGCATCTGAAACCCTCCTGTGTGTTTTCCTTTAGGTTGAAAAAAGCATTATTCGGACAGAGGTGATTTCTGCCCGAGGGTTTATCGCTTTCCAATCCTTGACCTGTGCGGCGACCTTCTTTTGGATCTCCTCATAATAGCGATACGCACCGGAGCGGTCATTCCATTCGAAATATTGATAAGCCTTCTTGAGTTCATCCTCCATCTTCCGATATTCGTCTACTGAGACGAAGTCCAAAATACTATCGGATTCATCATTCTGAAAGGCCGCTACTTCAGATCGAAGAGCAAATGCAGAATGTTCTTTGCCGGAAGTGTTCAGTAGCTTCAAGATGTCATCGTAGCAAACGGCAATTCGGACACTGTCCTCTGGGGTAAGCCAGTCGTTCACCGATGCCTGTAAATTTCTTGACATTTCGTCTACTGTGAACGGGTGTCCATCGTACTCAAGCTGCCGGTATGCTTTTTCAAACTGATACCTGCTGTCCGAGCGAAGCGTTGGAACAAGAATGAGATGTTCGATAGGCAGCAACTTCATCACTTGGGGGTTGATACAATGCCACTGATCATTTGCCAGAACCTCCGTAAAAATGAAATATGATGTGCTCATCTTACTCACTCCTTTCTGCGCTTCGACCGCTTTGTGATGTAGCCAACTCTCTTGCATTAGCTTCCACATCTCAAGTCTTCTGTCCAGACATAATAAGGAATTGGCGAATGTGTCCCACGTTGGTGGGGTGGGAGATGCGTCATAAGTGATTGCAATGGAATACCCATCTTTCCCTTTTGAGGCAAGATTGGCTTTGATCTTTGCAATCCTATCTGGAGACTTGCTTTCTTCATATGTGAGGCGGTAGCAGGCAAACTTGTATCTGCCACCTTCACTGAAGGTTACCTCCATACATCTTCTCTCAAATCAGTTCTCATCGGGTCCCTCAAACAGCGCACGGAAAAGAGCCACATGCTCTCCCACGAGCTGCGGATACTGGTAGTAAATATGTCGGCAGAGGCTTCGATAAAGATCGATGAAGCGGATCTCATCGCAGAAATCGCAGAGGCCATCCATGATTTGTTCTAACTGCTGCTCGTCGGTGATTTGATCCTTCAGCACCCGCTCGACCAATAAAGAGTAGTGCGCGTATGCTGTGTCTCGCAGGTTGCTGATCCCCTCGACTATATTGCGGAGTTCCTCCATTGCGTGTTGGCATTCATCCATTTGTCTGTCCTCTTTTGTCATATAGTTCTCGCAGCTCTGCTTCTCTCTTTTCTGTGATGGCTTTGCTGTAATAGGTTGGGCGACCTGAGTGGTACTCTTCTGCCATCCATTTATCGAGATCAAAACTCCACTTGTGGGGCCCGAACTCGTCCGGGTAGTTCTCAATGAGAATGTGCTGCTTCTCACGGATCTGTTCCATGATAGGGGCGATATCATATTCCGAGAACATCCTGGCGCCTTTCAGCACATCGAGAATCTCGTTGCCCCACACACGCTCATCAACGCCGCTGTATTTTTCAAAACCGATGCTGTCTGGATGTTCCTCGATTTTACCGCCATAAGAGATCAGGAGACAGTCATCTTTCAGGAAGTGGTTGATCCACAGGTTCGGGATGTACTGCAAGTCGGTAATACCTTTTGTGGAGAGGAAGCCCCACAGCTTATAGTATCTGCCAAAGACATACCATTCTGGGAGATCTTCCTCTTTGATTTTCGTTTTGTGATGTCCTGAAAAGAGAGTGAAGTCATCGTTCTGAATCCAGCACAGCTTGTGGTTTCTCCATACTCGGCGCTCAATAGTGTAGAGATTGCTCTTGAAACGACTCATTTGAAACCTCGCTTTATCATTTCCAGTGACACAACATCGTGGAACAGGAAGCGAAGCTTGTCAATCTGCTTCTCTATGTGCCAGTGTCCGCAAAGCCATGCCTTATAATCCACTTTTTCTTCTATCCCATCAAGCCATCGCTCTGTGCTGTCATCAACCGTGCTCTGATCGATCATGGGTAAAAACGCATCCCGCGGTTCGTACTTATAGAGGCAGGTATGAGAGAGAACAATGTCAATTCTGTTTTTCGTGATTTGATCTTCCACATATGTCTTGATTTCTGCCGAGGGCTGCTCATCAGCAAACCACAGCAGATCGTTTTCCAGTCGGTAGTATTTGTCTACGCTATAAGCGCCGCCGATGACCAGATGCCGGGTCCCTTCCATAGTGAAGATGTCTCCGTCCCTGGCGAAGAGTAAGTTCGGATACTCATCCTCGTACCACACAAGGCCACTATTCCATTCTTTCTGCTTATAGCCCGTGAGAGTGTCTGGACGCCGTTCGTGGTTTCCGTGAATACAGAAGACGGTTGGCTTTATTCTGGCAAGCGCATCTTTGCAATACCGATCCCGCCTGTTGCCGTAATAGTTCGCTCCGACATCACCAAGGATGACGATTGTGTCTGATTCCGTGAGTTCAAAGTATTGCGCAAAAGCAACAATCGCTTTCGCGTTGCCGTGAATATCGCCGGTGTAATAGACCATACATCTTCGTCCTTTCTTACTTGTCCGGATTATAGCATCAATAGAACGAAAAATCTCGCAAAAGCCCAAATCATAATCGTTTTGGGCGAAAACATAATCGTTTTTTGCACGCAACAGACCACAGGTCAATCTCTTAACCTGTGGTCTGTTGCTATTTGATATTCAGTTGATAAAATGATCACCACTCATCCTTGAGGAGATGGTGGTGCGAGCGTAGAGCGTTCTTGGTTGTTTTCAGCACATCCAACAGGACATAGGTTTCATACGGGGTGCAGTTGGCGAAGATTTTCTGCGCCTCGGCATTAGACATCTCAGTCGCACCCGTGAGCTGCCTGTTCAGGAGCGTATCAGTCGACACCTCCAGCGCATTGGCGATGCCAACAAAAGTTTCGAGACTCATAACCTTTGTACCGCACTCGAGATAGCTGATGTATCCAGCGGACTTGTCGATCATGGTGGACAGCACCGCTTGGGAGATACGCTTGTTCTTCCTGATTTTTTGGATTCTTTGACCAAGGACATAGTAATTGAGTTGCATAGAGAAACCTCCTTAAAAATTTTGGCAACTCAATTATATTTGAACCGTTATTTTATAGCGGTACGATTATATAAACTCGACCTTCGCATATTATATACTAACTTAAATTATAGTTGTTAGCTTATATCCGGCGAAGGGGAGGTGAGCTGGTCATGTATGAACAACAAGATCTGAAGCTGGTCGGCTCACGCATCAAAGCTGTTCGAATCAGCAGAGGCATGAGCCAAGCGGATTTGGCAGTCGAAGCTTCTGTTTCACTGCCGCTGATTAGCAACATCGAACGAGGAAAAACGGGGATGCAACTTGAGACTTTCGTCAAAGTGGCGGAAGCTCTTCAGGTATCTGCAGACTATTTGCTCCGCCCAGATGTACCGGAGGTCAAAGCAATCTATCAAGGTGAGTTTGCGGAGCTCCTTGAAGACTGCTCGGCCAGTGAGATGGAAACCATCTTAAAGATTGTCCGAGAGGTCAAAGCCTCCATGCATAAGAAACAGAATAATGATTAATTATCGGATTGGGTGACCAATCCGATAATTTTTTTGTCATTTCCATACCATAGGTCAAGATGCTGACCTATGGTATCTTCTTATTTTTTAGCATTTTCCCTATAATTCACCCAAAAGGGCTTGCCCAAATGCCGGAGGGAAACATGGAAAACACAGAACTGCTGCCATTAGGCGTCGAGCAAAAAAACGATGAGGCGGAACACCCTTCTTTTGACCTGTGCCTGGGAGAAAACTTGGTATCTCCTCTTGTGGCACAGCACAGGCAGTGGTTGAAAAGCATTCGCCATGAAACACCTAATCCCAAAACCCCATTCAAAGTTGCAGTGTACATCCGCTTTTTCAACCAGACGAAATATAGAGACGAGGAATATCTCGAACGTAACAAAGAGGTTTTTCGTGCTACGCTGTCTCAGTATCCTATGTGGGAGTTTGTAGGTTTCTATATTGACAATGGATCGACCGCTCCGTATATGGAGAACTCTACAGCATGGTCTGAACTCCTGTCTGACTGCGATGCTGGGAAAGTCGATCTCATAATCACACAGAAGGTCAGCAATGTGTCCAGAGATGCCCAAGAAATGACGATTTGTGCAAGAATACTCGCCGCTCGCAAGCCTCCTGTTGGCATCTACTTCATATCAGAAGATCTATACACTTTGGCCTCATATTATCGTGATGACCTTCGGGAGCCCTATTTCTTCCCAACATCCGGCTGGAAAATCTTGCCTGATGACGAGCTGGATATGAGAGGTGCTCTCCATGAGTAAATCAGCAAAGAAAGCAGCCGACCAAGCAGAACGTGAGAAAGTACATAAGCGATACTCGAATCGAAGAGAGCCAGATGTCATCTATCCGGCAAAGAAACAGGTCGACTTCTACGATGCAGATGTCCATCAGCGTGTTGCGGTCTACGTCCGAGTTTCAACTGATAATCTCGGTCAGGAAACTTCCTATGAACTTCAGAAGAACTATTATGAAGAGTTCGTCTTGAAGCATCCCAATTGGAAGCTTGTAAAGATCTACGCCGATAAAGGAATCTCGGGCACTTCGACAAAACACCGCGCTGAGCTAAACCAAATGCTCACTGACAGCAGAGCCGGAAAAATCGACTTGATCATCACTAAATCGGTTTCTCGCCTTGCCAGAAATACCGTTGACTGTATTACTATGGTGCGGAATCTTGCGGAGCTCCGCAATCCAGTGGGCGTTTTCTTCGAGAGTGAATGCATCTTCTCGTTGAACGAGGATACAAACATGCCGCTGTCTTTTTTGGCTTCCATTGCGGAAAACGAGTCCCGCATTCGAAGCCGCAGTATGGAAGTTTCGCTTGCTCAGCGGTTGAATGGAGGACTTCCTCTGACACCCAAGCTGTTGGGCTATTCCCATGATGCTGACGGCAAGTTGGTGATCAATCCGGACGAAGCGCCGACCGTGAAGCTCATATTCTACATGTATCTGTCCGGATATTCTTCATCGCATATTGCAAAAACCCTCGAGGCACTTGGTAAGAGGACATTCCTTGGTAATTCCAAGTGGACTTCCGGCACCGTAATTCAGGTCTTGAGGAATGAGCGGCATTGTGGTGATGTTCTCACAAGAAAGACATTCACGCCTGATGTGATCAGCCATAAGTCCAAGAAAAACAGAGGGGAACGGCAGCAGAGCCTGTATAAAGGAGAACACGAGGCAATCGTGTCGAGAGATGACTATATAGCCGTTCAGCACATGATCAATAATGCGAAATACGGCGGAAAGTCTATTCTGCCGGAGCTTCGAGTGATTGGATCTGGCGTTCTAAAAGGATTTGTCACGATTAGCCCTAAGTGGGCAGGTTTCAAGGCAGCCGATTATTTACAGGCTTCTATGAGTGTCTACACGGACGATACATATTACGGACAGCCTGCAGAGGGTGACGCCACATTCGAGGTGGCAGCTGGAGATTTTGATTTGCGCGGCTTTGAAGTTACGAATTCATCTCTCTTTGATGCGAACAAAAGACCGTATGTCTTATTTCAGAGCAAACAAATCAAGTTCAGCACAGATTGCGTCAGGCAGTTTGGGAAGGACAATAAAGTTGAACTGCTGATTCATCCGGGATTGCGGAAGCTCGCTGTTCGTCGCGCCTCTAAGGATTCTCGCCAGTGCGTACAGTGGTCAAGACCTGACGATGGAAAATACTATGCCAAAGAGATACCATGTACCGCATTTGGTGGAACCCTATTCGAACTGCTCGATTGGGAAACCGATTTTAAGTTCAGGGCCTATGGTAGACTCCTCCAAAACGAAGGAGATTCGGTGTTCCTATTTGATTTGAGTGAACCTGAGATTTTTATCCAGTCCTATCTCATGACGGGGACAGATTCTCCCATCAGCGGCGACGGTGAGCTTTCTCCTCTCTCCGTATCAGGAAAGCGTATTCGGGCAGTTCCTAAGAAACTGGCAGACAGGTTTGGTAGTGACTTTTACTCTCACAGACTTACCTCATCTTCACCGGAATTACAAAGTGAAGATGCATGGAAGCTTTGGCTGGAAGGCCAACTCTTTGAAACCGGTGAGAAGCTTCAAGTCACCAAGTTTGATGAAATGCAGCGATTCATAGCAGAGCAATTAGCCCCCATAAAGCAGATGGAAGAGGTGGATTTTAATGCCTGAAAAAAACGATATTCCAATCTTTCGGAATCTTGATGGAGTGTACTACCGCGTGGTTCGTGATGGTATACATGTCAACAGATGCTTTTCTGATTTGTCCGAAGCCGAGCAGGATGTGATCATGGCAGAGTATAACACGGAACAGCTCAGACGGCTTTGTCGCTATCTCAGCATGAGCCTACGCCAGATTGGAGATGCGCTGAATCTTGTCAGAGACGAATGAAAGGAGAGCAGAATGGAAGTAGAGAATCAGGTTTCTTTCATCTCACCGATGCTGCAGAATACTCAATTCGGCAATATCGATGATGAAACTACCATTACCTTTAAGGAGGATGCGGACACGCCAATGACAATCGACACATCGGCACCAGGCGATGTGATCGAACTTAGTGACGACTTCGATTTTGATGGGTATCAGGTGGTTCGTAGGGAGTTCTTCGCTCATACTTTCGAGCCGTCTATCACCTTCAACAATTACAAAGTTTATGTCAATACTGCTTGCTTGAACAAGTTTCCCCATGCAGACTGTGTCCAACTCTTGATCAATCGAGAGTCGCACATTCTTGCGCTACGCCCTTGCGCCGAGTCAGAGCGAGACGCATTCGCGTGGTGCAACACATCTGGTGGGAAGAGGAGGCCCCGTCAGGTGACGGGTAAGTTCTTCTTTGCAAAGCTCTTTGAGCTGATGGACTGGAATATTGATTACAGGTACAAGCTGATTGGCAAGGTCATCCATGCTAATGATGAGTATCTGATTGTATTCGACTTGAACGCCTCCGAGATTTATCAGCGTATTGCAAAAGACGGAGGCAAGCCCAAGACTGCGCGTACACCTGTATTCCCAGCCGGTTGGAAGGATCAGTTCGGTTTGCCCTATCGTGAACACCAGAAATCTCTGCAGATCAATATCTTTGACGGATACGCGATTTATGGAATCAAGGATAGCTCTGTATCCTCCACGGCATCCGTGGAAAATGTCACATCAGTCCATACCGCATATCAACCAGAGGTACCTGTGCAGGAGGGGAGTGTAAATGGGTAGTACGGATAACAGCGCGATCATGACCATTGACTTAAAGTGGAATCGCTTTCGCATACATAAGTCCACCCTGAACAAAATGGGGAATCCGCAATATGTTCAATTTCTGGTCAATCCAGAAGAAATGTTCATTGCTGTACTTGGCTCAGATCGGCCCCTCGCTGGTGGCACCTCCAACCGAGTGAAGTTGGTTCAAACATCACGCCATTATTCTATTGAGTTCTACAGTAATACACTCCTGTGTGCTTTGGTCAACATGATTGGTACTCTCGACTTCCAATACAGTTATCGTATGAGCGGAGAGGTGGATGTTGCAAACAGAGTAGCCTATTTCTCCATGAAAACCTTAAAGAAAAATGAGAGGAGACCTCCCAACGATGGATAAAGGATTTGCGGTGTTGGAGATCGACCCGGAATTTAAGACGCTCATTCGACCTTTACGGAAAGATGAGTATCTTCAACTCGAAGTAAATCTTGCAGTAGACGGTTGCAGAGAGCCGATCATCACATGGAATAACATCATTGTTGATGGTCATAACCGTTACGAGATATGCAATCGACTTCACATTCCCTATGCTATACGAGAGATGCCATTTGAGAACCGAGAGCAAGCGATTGTCTGGATCTGCAGCAATCAGCTCGGCCGCCGAAATATCACGGAGGAAACCAGACGATATCTCATTGGAAAGCAGTATGAACTTGAGAAAGTAGCGCGTAAGCATCCGCCCAACATCAATGGGTTCAACCAGTATAAGCGGAGAAACAAGGGTGAGCGAGGCGATACTTTTCGGCGCACAGCCCAGAAGTTCAGCGCTCAATACAATGTATCTACTGGATCTGTGCAGAAGTATGCGATCTTCAGTAAGGCATTAGACGTTGTTGGACAGGCAGACCCCGAACTTCCTGGCAAAGTGCTTTCTGGCACTTTCAAAATATCTCACGAGAACCTTGTGGCCCTTTCGAAAATGCCGCCGGAAGAGATCAGGCGAATTGGGTCAAAACCTGAGGACCTGCAACACCCCTTCACCAGTTATAGTGATACGCGAAAAGAATTTGCTGATACAGACGAGGAGCCAGTCGAACCTATGCAGGAGACTTTACCACTTATCAAAATTACACCTATGCACGATCCAGATGCTGAAATCGCCGGTTTGACTCTTACAGTTCCGTCGTGGGTCAGTTCCATTGAAAGAGCCAGAAACAATGCGGACATGAATGCTGCATCCACGGGCGCAAAAAGCAGACTCGAGGAAGCACTGCTATCACTACAGGAGAAGGTGTCCGAGATGCTCTCAGATATCAGGGAGGTAGACTAATGCAAGACTTCAGCAGATTTGTTCCGAATGTCCACTTCGAGCAGATCCCGATCAAAAATCTCGTATCTAATCAAGAATACCAGCGGCCATTGTCTCAGGCTCAGGTTGAAAAAGCCATCGAGGATTTCGACCTGAACCAAATCAACCCGGTAAAGGTGAGCCGTCGTGATGGTGTCAACTATGTCTTTAATGGTCAGCACACCATAGAGATCGTTGCCACTGTGTCTGGTTCAAGAGAGACTCCTGTTTGGTGCATGATTTATGACAGCTTAGATTACAAGAACGAAGCGGACATTTTTGCAAATCAGATGAAGCATGTGCGGCCGCTGAAGCCTTACGAGATATTCATGGCAAATATCGAAGCGGGAAATGAACAGCAGCTTGTTATTAAGCGGCTGGTAGAATCCTATTCTCTTTCTATCGGGCCGACCAAAGCATATGGCATGATCTGTGCGGTTGCTACGCTGGAGCGGATCTACACCAAATATGGTTACCATGTGCTTGACCGAACTTTGCGGCTCTGCGTTGGTACATGGGAGGGAGATATCGACTCTCTCGGTGCAAATGTATTGGCTGGCGTTGCAAAGATGGTCGTGGCATTTGGCGATCAGCTTCGTGATGAAACCTTTAAGGAAAAGGTCGGCTTCATGTCTGTTCGTCAGCTTTCTCGCATTGCTAAAGAGCGCGGTGCAGGCTCTCTCGGCTATGCCGAAGCTATGCTTGTTGCATATAACCGAAAATGCAAGTACACCTTACGAATGACGAAGCTGCATTCTGGGAAGGTTGCGGTAGCAGATGATTTCGTAGAGGAAAATGAAGAACCGCTTGCAGATGATCCTGTCCTTGAGGAATAGCACACGCGGAATGCTCTTTGGCTTGTGACTGGCAAAAAAAGATCCCCCTTGCTCGAAGGGAGATCCGATGGTGAATCAAGCTGTGTTATTCAAGAGCCAGCGAGAAGGCCGGCCGCATATATTCCTGTGCGCTCCGGCTTAATCCGCATTCTGTTGCCAGACGATTCCAGTTATCTCGGACGGTTTTCAGGACATCCGCCGCCATAGCAGTTGCGTCCTTGGTGCTGATCTCACAATACGGTGCGATCTCCAGCGCAAGGTCGAGGGAGATCGTCGCATCGTCCTCGTTTACGCAGAGGGACAGCTCGTCACCCTCTGGGACGGGGTTTACATCGTACAAGGGTGAGAGGTGCCAACCATCCGCCTTGAGGATAAAGCCATGATTTCTCATGTGGTCATCCGTATTGGAAACAGCCATATTGAACACGATCCGCTTCCATAGCTCTGTTAAATCTCTCTTGGGAGCAGCGCCGTTGGCTTTGATAAAGGACACCAGTTCAAGATAACTGGAGCCGTCCGCTGCCGATGCCCCATCCGTTTTTCCGAGCATTGTCATGGCGGACGCGAAATGAATCCGCGCAGCACCATTGCGGTCAAACCTTCGCACAAGGAAGGTACTTCCGTACTTGGAGAAGTCGATCAGCATGGACTCGGGAACATCCAAGCCGCAAAGTCTTGCAAGGTCATGGGTGACCTTTTCCCATGCGCCAACATTGACATCGTCGTGCTTGGACGGAAACTTGGCGATCCACAGATTTCCGCTTGTGTCCAGAACGGTGGCCTTCGGACGAGCGCCACCCAGCGAGGAGCCGGGCTTGATAAGCTGATTGATCCATTTCTGCTCGAGACCGGACTCATCGTTTTCGAATTGGCGGGAAGCCTCCTCCAGCGTTCGCAAGCTGGTCCAGGGAGGCGTCGGGGTTTCCGAATCATCCGAAAGGAACGGACCGTCTTTGTCCAGCTTGAAGCGGATCGCTCCCATCCGCGTCTCGTCGTAGACGCCCAACAGGAAGTCGCTGTCTAAGAGCTTTCGAGGCTTCCGTCCTTCCTGTTCAGCGAGTATTCTTTCTCTACGCGTCATCAGCAGGCGACCCCAGCGGTCGGGGGAGGAGTCAGCGAAAAGGCCGAACACATTTTTTGCACCGGTGGGATACTGCCGCCCGGCATACAGTTGAAGATCCGGGTCGAGGTACATGTAGTTTGTGCTGCTTTTTAACCAGTCAGCATCATACTCAAAGGAGCAGCTTTCACGGCCGCGGACATTCTCCACGAAGAGCGTCCCCAGGAAGTTTGGCTCTGTAGATTGGAAGCTCTCATAGACATAAATTGTTATTTGGTTTGATGCCATGGTCAATCACCTCCGTTTCGTGGTGCTCTCTTGCGCGTGGTAAGTTCAAGGTCTTGGAGTTTACGCCCCAGCTCATCATCCTTTGCAACGAGCAGAAGGTCTTTATCCATATTGTTCAGTGCGTGCAGAACTGCGGCATAGATCCCAATCGCGACAGAGGGGTTTCCCTTTTCAACATTCCACACTGTGGCTCGGCTCACACCAGCTCTTTCCGCAACCAATTCGGCAGACAGATGCCGCCGTAATCTGGCAAGCTTGATCTGTTCTCCCAGCTGTTCTAAAATCGCCTGCGTCTGCGGCAGCACAGCAACACTCTTTCGTCCCATTCTGCACACCACCTTACATCGTCTTTGTGCTTGTTATTATAGACGATATATCTATAATTGTCAATAAATAAAGACATTAAAAGGCGTCGTGTCTGCGATGATCCCATACTTCATTGTGTGCTGACTACCTTACCGATATGCATCCGGCCTTATGCCTGATGAGGAGGAGATCCTATGGAAGTAATCATTCATTTGCTGCGCTCAAAGGAAAGTCAGGAGGAACTTGCCAAGCGCGTTGCAACTGTCCATGCACAGTTGATTTATAATTACATCTCAAGGTTGGAATGTTCAACAGAGCAAAAGGTCGCCCTTCTCGATGCGATTCAGAAGAACATCCACGATGAAATAAAGAAAGAGAAAGAGGGATGATCCCTCAATCTCCTACGCTTAGACGGATTCTTCGACAAGGTAACCGCCACCGAAGATGATTTCCAGCTTGCCGCCGGGATAGACCTTAATGCATTCTACCATCTGGCGGACGATGGAATCATCATACTCCATGCACTTACTTTCTCGTTCGGCAATGATAGCTTGAATCTGCTCGAGACGGTTCTGCTCACCGTTATCCTTGGCGGTGCTTTCCTGAATGGCTGCTATACGCTGCTTGAGGAGTTCTGCTTCCTGCGACAGTGTCATGAACTCGCTTTCGTGGGCCTCGATACCATCGCCAGAACTGACACTCTCATTGACAAGGGCCAGCATCTTATTGTTTAAGGCTTCGATCTTTCGCTCCAACATATCTACTTCTTCCGGATCTCCATTAAGGCCGAGTGCTTCGCTGATGGTTGCTCTCATGAGTGCCTTATAGGTGGCGTTATCCTGCTTGTTGAACTTGTTGACCGCTCGAACGATGGCTTCCTGCAACTTGTCCTCCATAATGGTGGGGGAATCGCTGCAATATTTCTTGCCGTAGTCCAGTCGGCTGATACAGCGCCACACGATGCGCTTGGTACCATTTCTTGACCATGTCACGCGGCGGTAACGGGTACCGCAGTTGCCACAGATGAGCACATCGGTCAGGGCGTAGCGAGAATACTTTCCGGTGGATGTGATAGAACTCTTTGCAGAGCCTGGCGTTTTCGTTTTTCGCCTGGCCAGCTCTTCCTGAACCTTGTTGAAGGTCACTCTGTCGATGATGGCTGGATGGTTATTCTGAACATAGTACATTGGAGCTTCTCCGGTGTTCTTCTTCCGCTTCTTTTCGATGCAGTCAACGGTGACGGATTTTTGCAGGATCGCATCTCCGCAGTATCGCTCGTTGGAGAGCATATTCATGATCATGCCCTTGCTAAAGCTGATGGTTTTGCCGGGGATATCATAGTTCTCAGCCTGCATCATCTTGGAAATATTGTCCACGGTTTCTCCAGCCAGATAGAGATTGAAGATACGTTCCACGATGGCCGCTTCACTCGGTACGATCTCAGGCTCACCGTCAGCACCCTTTTTATAGCCAAGGAACCGCTTGTATATGAACACTGGTGTTCCTTCCTCGAACTTCTTGCGAACGCTCCAAGTAATGTTCTTACTGATGCTTTCGGATTCGGACTGTGCGAAGCCAGCATAGATGACCAGATACAGCTCGCTGTCTGTCTTGAGTGTGTCGATCTGCTGCTCCTCAAAATAGACGCCGATGCCTTTGGACTTGAGCATTCGGACATAGTCGAGGCAGTCTACCGTATTTCTCGCAAAGCGGGATACGGATTTGGTGATGATGTAATCGATCTTTCCAGCCAGACAGTCGTTGATCATTTTATTGAACTCGGGACGCTTGTCGGCTCTTGTGCCGGACTTACCCTCGTCAGCGAAGAGACCTGCAAAGCACCAATCTTTGCGGCTGGCGATCATCTCGGTGTACACCTTCTTTTGGTTGGCGTAGGAGACGAGCTGCTCTTCGCTGTCTGTCGAGACACGACAGTATGCGGCAACCTTCTTCTGCCTGTATTTTTCTTTGTCTACTGTCATGGAGCGTTTTGGCTCTATGACAGTGACGATTTTTTTAGGAATTTTCGCTACTTCCATCGTCCAGCGTAACCTCCGTTTCTGTCTTAGTATGAAGTACCACCTTGCCTTGTTCACCGAGTGTGATGTATGAGGCGAGGGCGGTAAAGTAATCTCGATTGAATTCATCCTGCGTGACCATCGTTTGTGCCAGCTTTCTTGCGAGCGATACTGTGAGGTTCAACTTGGCATTGCTCTGCTCGTACATGAGCGCTGCCATCTCGATGGTCTTTTCGATGATGAACTCCTCGTTTGGAGCGTCACGCTCCAGCTCCAGAGCGATATCATTTCCTACCTTGGTGACCTTCGCATCTGGCTCATACCGTTTCTTGGGCTTCGGCTGGAGCAGCTGGTCATTGAGGATAATCCGATTGATGAGGACTATAATGGTTTCGATGAGCTGGGCATCGCTGATGTGGACTCTGATGCCACATTCGTCGTTGGTACAGTTCCAGCTTTCTCGAATGCGATGCTTCGCGTTGACACGACGCTTCATCGGCTGACCGCAGTTATCGCACCGAACGAAGTCGCGGAGCAGGCCGATGGCATCATTTTCTTTTTCGCAGGCTTTGCACTGCCGAGCTGTTTTCAGGCTGACTGCCGCTTCATACATATCTTCGTCTATGATGGGATCATACTCTTCTGTTCCTGTATATCCGGCGTTATCGATGATTCTTGCAATACGGGCTTTGTCCCATATGGCAGTCTTTTGCGTATAGGGGATTTGGCGGTCGGTCAACTCGTCCGCAATTGCCTTCAAGGAAGCTCCGTTCAGATACGAATTGAAAATCTCTCTGATAACTTCCGCTTCTTCTCCTGAGATGACGGTTCTGCCATTGCGCATTGTGTATCCATATGGGATATACCGCGTCTTTTTCATGACTGCCTCCTATATGCGTTCCTTGAATCGAAGTCCGCCAAGGAATTCTACGGACATTTCATCCTCTTTATTGATTTGGATGGACTTCACGATTTCCAGGAAGAGTTTCTCATCGAATGCCTCAAGGGGTTCTTCCAGTTCGAAGATGAGCATTTTTAATTTCTTGACTTCCTCGAGCATGGAGGCAGCCTTTGAATTAAACTTTTCCTGCCTGACATCCTTGAGCTTTGCCAGCTCTGCACCGATCTCATTGGCTTGTGCCTGATAAACTTCAGGGGCGAGGTATCCCTTGGATCGGAGCTGTTCGAGCATGAGCAGTTTCGCATTCAACTCGGCAATACTATTGCTTAAATCGCGCGCAACCAGATTGTTCCGCTTCATAGCTGCCAGCGTCATCTCTAGCCGGCTGATGACTTGGCCGAGGATGTTATCTTCAGAGAACCGCAGCTTGTTCACCATGGTGATAAAGCCGTCATAGATCCGTTCTTCGCTATAATAGTGAGAATCGCAAGCTGTGCTGTCATCTTTGTGAAGGGCGCATACCCACTTCACAGTACCCGACACACTCCTTCGCCGATAGAAAGAGCCGCACTCAGAACACTGAATGCGGCTTGTAAGCGGATAGATATTTTGGGTAGTTGTTCTGGAGAAAGTCTCCTTGCGTTTTTGGATAAGCTGCTGAACAGCATTGAACACATCCTTGTCAATGATACCGGGATGTGTTCCTTTGGCATAGAAGCGATCTTCCTGTCCGCGGTTGATATGCTGGTTGAATGGGACCGTTGTTTCACGGTAAGTTTTTTGATAGAAACTATCGCCGATATACCGTTCATTTTTCAGCATATAGGCTATTCGGTACGGATGCCAGCTCTCCTTGCCGGCCTTGGTAGGAATATTGCGACTCTTCAATTCTCTGCCAATCTCACTGATGGAGAAACCCCGCAAATACAGGTCGAAAATGTCCCGCACAACAGCAGCTTCCGGCTCGTACACAGCCAATGCCTTGTCGACCAACCGGTATCCGTAAGGGGCGTTGCTGTCCACATACTCGCCAAGTTCCATGCGCTTGACGATTGAGAGACGTTGGTTCATGGAGATGGACTGTGATTCCTCCTGTGCCAGAGCAGAGAAGGTATTAAGAAGCATCTCGTCGCCCATAGACAGCGTCGAGATGCCTTCCTTTTCAAATTGAACGCCCACGCCCAACAGCTTGAGCTTTCTTACATAGGCCAGAGCGTCTTTTGTGTTTCGTGCGAAGCGGGAGATGGACTTCGTGATGATCAGGTCAATTTGCTTGAGCTCACACATGCGGATCATCCGCTGAAATTCATCACGGGTTTCGCTTTTCATGCCAGTGAGCCCTTCATCGGCGAAGATGTCCACCAGTTCCCAATCGTCGCGTGCTCCGATGCATTTTTTGTATGCTCGGATCTGTGCGGCATAGGAGTTGAGCTGATCAGCGGAGTTGGAAGACACTCGGCAGTAAGCTGCAACCTGCATCTTCTTCGTGTTCTGTCTTGTGATCGGGGTGATGAGCCGTACTTCAGGCATTTCGGTGTCCTCCTCTCTCGTTTTTTGGTTGGTATCATAATATGATACCAACCACTTTTGGCAAACCACATTATACTGATAACTATTCTGAATAGCTACCAAAACAATTGGAACAGCGCAAAATTGACCTTATACACAATTTTCAGCGGGCTAATACGATATCTGCACCGGTAAGCTTCATATAATACTTTTTCGCCCTGGCATATTCCTTTTCTGTGATCAACTCCTGCGCAAGGAGATCCTTCAGCATATCAGCAATAAAAAGGAAATTGGCGTTTTTGGTGTTCTTGTTTGACAGCATGGTGTTACCTCCTTGATGTAGTTGGTTTTGTATCTATGGCAGCGAAAAAGACAGCGGACTACGGTATAGTCCACTGCCTTTGTCGTTTCCCTGCTCCATGTAGTACGCATTGCAAAGAGCAACTTTTCAATATAATTATGTCGCAGTTGTTGTCACTTTTCAAAAATATAGATGATAGAAATCTAAGGACAAGACTTATCCGCACATTTCTACCATCAAAAAGGCGGGAGCCGTCCATTGGTTGAAAGAATATTGCATTCCCATGGTATGGCTCGGCTCCCGCCGTATTTGTGTTCTTACTTTCTAATGATCCTATTCGACACTACTCCCCGGATCGTGGGCGGCTAAACTGACCAGTGGCTGGCACCACCCTCCGGGAATCTCACCCCTCCGAGGATCTCTCCGAGCTGCCCCCATTGCTTGAGTCTGTGGCTGGACAGTGAGTACAGGTCAACGGTATCATCGCGAGACAGCTTGCCAAAGCTGCTTTGGGCTGGGTGGGTACCGCTCGGTCACCTTAGTAGGCCGTCTTTTATGCAGAGTTCTCCGCACAGGTGGGTCTTGGCGCACCCGCCGCATCGCTGCTCCCCTTCGTCGGGGGCCCGCTGACTGACGTTATCAGTCGCCGGATATTCAGTTTTCAACGTTCACAAGAAGAGATTTTTCTTCTCGCATGTATACGGGAGAAAACAGGTATCTTAACAACCCTCCTCGTCCAAATTATTTTTGATTTTTTTCAAAATGCGCTTCTTCCGCTCATGGATGGCCTGCTGAGACATCCCCAGCCTCTGAGCGCATTCCCTTTCGGTGTGGTTCTTGAAGTAAAGTTCATAGATCAGCTCGTAGTCTTTCGGAGGAAGCAGCTCCAGAACATTATGCAAGGACTGGAATACCATCTCCTCAATGGCTTGATTTTCGGGCGTATTGTCATAATCTATAAACTCGTGGAACCGCTCGTATCCATCATTTTCTCCGCCAATCAGCGAACTCATCTGCGTCTCATGCTTAAAAAAGCGTTCCGTGCTATCTTCGATATTCCATTTCGTTCGCCTGTAAGTCTGAAATACTTCCTTAGTTACTTGGATGAGTTCGTATTGGCCGGTCATGGTATTGTAAACATTGAGAACATAAACTTTTTCGGACATTTTTTGATCTCCTTTTGATTTTTTGAATTTGGTGAGGTTCAAAAAATCGGAGATCAAGGATATTGAGCGATATAGGGTTCCCAAAAACCAGTCAGCATTGTTACCTCCGTTAGGGGGGCAACAGCACAAAAAAGCCGGGCATCAAGAAGATAGGTACACTTTGCAGTAACCTTTTCTTCTCAATGCCCGGCAATTTGGTGTCTCATAGACTTCCTTATCTAAGGACCCGTGGCTCGGTGCAATCAGCTTTCTTATTCTGTTGTCGTTTACTCTTATGTGTAAGTATGGCAGGATGCTCGGTAGTAGGTAGCTCTCCTGCGGATAGGGGTACGATAACTCAGGTCTATCTCAACAATCTTTCGACAGTTGGGACACTTCAACTCAATGATGCCCGAAGTGGGAGTCACTTTATCAAAAATGCGCCAGTTGCATTTCGGGCAACGCTTTACAACTTTGATTTCATACGAGTTAGGTTTCATAGCATACGGTCCTCCTCATCCATGTCGACTCGAACCAAACTATAGGGGTCGAAAAGATCATTTCTTTTCAGAAGTCCAAGCTGCGTCATTCGAATGGACAACGCTGTTTTAGATGCACCCATAAATGATGCTATCGCTTCGAACTTCTTGTAATCGGCAGGGGCAAATACTCGGTTTAGAAGGCGCATCTGGGTTCCAAGACCGAATCTCTCCATGCTTCGAACTACACATTCGGGCGGAAGTAAAATCATGGCAGCCAATGTTTCAACTTGCCATTCCTCCCAATCTCCATTTCCTCTGTTGCTTCTGTAACAACAGTGAATGGAACGCCCGCTTGCTTGGGCTCCGTAGTCGTGCGGAAACAGCATTTTCAGAATATGGTGACAGCTCTCGTGGGAAACGGTATAGTTCCTTCGGCCTATATTGGCACCCTCTTTCATAAGATCACTTTCAATCAAAATGGTTTTTCCATCAAGCATATAATACTGTTCTTCCGTGGAGCTTGGATCTTCGGGGAATACCTCGACGCCTATATCGCAAGAAGATGTCAGGCCGATTTTTTCGCCGTTCAGAGATAGCCGAGCGTAATCGATACGAAGCCCCAGAAGCTCTTGGCAGAGGAAGTCGATATCTACTCGCTCCAGCGCTTGGCCTGATATAGCCGGAAGTCTCTTATATGCTTCGATGACTCTCCCGCCGATAGTTTCGAGGTCATTGCGTGATAGATATTTCAATGGCATATCTCCTATACATGGAGGTTCTTTGCTTCAACAAACCACTGATCCTCGTCTTCGAAGAGATAAGTCTGTCTTCCTCCAATCATAATCGTATAACGGATACCTGTTCCACCAACTTTTGTTGCTGCGGCTCTCTGTCTGCTACAGACACGGTCGATGGAGTATTCCTTCCCATCTTCAAAGGTCAGAGAGACAGGCGTCTTGGTTCGGTCTGTGGCTACGATAACTAATACCTTCACCACAGCTTTATGAAATTGCATTTTCATCTCAAACGGTTTCTCCCTTCCGTCGACAGTCGTTACTGATACATAAGTCCGGGCATGGTCACCAACTGCCTGCCGTCATCGGGGATCTTTAAGTCGCCCATAAGAATGGCATAGGAAATGGCGCGTTTGCCAAATCTCCTTCGGATGTCCTCGACAGCGTCCTCCAGAAGAATACGGCGATCCCGTTTCTGATGATCCACGAACATAGAGAGTTGCTCTGCATCTTTCTGCGATACCAAATCAATACCGCGGATCGTGACAGCTCGAATTGGTTTATCCCACCGATACCGCTCCATAAGAAGATGAAAGCCCGCTCCGGCGATTTCGTTGGGGAGCTGCGTTCTGAATGGGAGCTTACACTGGTACTGTGAGCCATACAGGTCATTTGTCCGGATGGAGACTTGAACACCACACGCCATCAACTCATGAACACGGAGCCGATGCCCGACATCCTGGCTCAATTCCAGCATAACGCGAAACACATCTTCCGGCGTTTGCAGGTCAGCAGTACAGGTGATGCCGTGCCCGATGGACTTGACGGGGCTGACAAAGTCCTTGTGCATAACACGAGAGATATCCGTTCCATTTGCATACGTCCAGAGCTTAAGACCATTGATCCCCAGCATATGCCGCAGTGTATCCGGAGAAGTCTTTGCCAAATCCCCGATGGTGTGGATTCCGTATTGAGCCAGCTTATTTTCTGTGGCTTTGCCCACATACAGCAGCTCTGCAGCATCAAGAGGCCAGATTATTTCTTTGAAGTTGTCCCGTTTGATTTCGGTGATTGCATCCGGCTTTCGCATGTCTGACCCGAGTTTGGCAAAAATCTTGTTGAATGACACACCGATGCTGACCGTCAGGCCAAGCTTCTCTTTTGTTGTCCGCCGGATTGCCTCGGCGATCTCCATGCCCGTTCCGCAGACACCAGAACCGGTCACATCAAGCCAGCACTCATCCATGCCATACGGTTCAACAAGATCCGTATATCGGTGGTAAATTTGACGGGCCAGCTTAGAATACTTGAGGTACTGATCGTACTGGGGCGGCACAACGACCAGTCCTGGGCAAAGCTGCCGAGCTTCCCAATTCACCATGCCCGTTTTCACTCCGGCTTTCTTGGCCAAGTCTGATTTGGCCAAGACAATACCATGACGTTCTTCGGTTGATCCGCACACCGCGACAGGCTTTCCTTTGAGCTCTGGGTTAAGCATCATTTCAACGGATGCGTAGAAGGAGTTCATGTCGCTGTGCAGAATGACACGCTCGTTATCCATGTGTTTTCACCTCTTATCTTGCTCGTGTGCTTTTATGATAAGCAGATTATTTATCTATGTCAATGTCGCATTTGTAGAGTAATAGTCAATTTTCTATTGACAGCGAGTCTTTTCCACTATATACTGAAGCCATAAACAGAAAAGGCGGTTGCTATTATGAGTAAGAGCAAAGCTAAAATTCTTTCTCTCCCGATAACGAATCACGCGAACTATAATGCAGAGACAGAGCGTCAGGAAAATGTTATTGGGGTCCGCATTGATGAAGCACGGCGCAAAGCTGGCCTCAGCCTCGTCGATTTCAGCGCACTTTTGCGGCAGTATGGGGTAACGATGTCCCCCAGCGGCATCAATAAGTGGGCAAAGGGCAGTGCTTTACCAAACGCCTATCAGCTGGTGGCTGTCTGTCATGCGCTTGATCTGGATGTGGATGTTTCTTATTTTTGCAGCAGTCATACACCGGCACTCAATGATGCAGGCTTGGCAAAAGTCAGGGAGTACAAGGATGACCTGATTGCGTCGGGGAAGTATAAGCCGCAGCCAAAGGTGGTCAGCATTCTCAAGTACATAGAGATGCCTGTGAGTAATCTTGCGGTATCCGCTGGTACCGGCGAATTCCTCGAGGAGGGCAACTTTGAGATGGTCAGCTTCCCTGAGAAGTCAGTTCCAAAGGGTGCTGATTTTGGTGTACGGGTTTCCGGCGATAGTATGGAGCCTGTTTATCATGACGGTCAGATCGTCTGGGTCGAGGAGTGCGAGACCTTGGCCGTTGGAGAGGTCGGCATCTTTGTCTATGATGGCGATGGCTACTTGAAGGTATACAGTGAGCAGGAGCCAAGTGAACAACAAAAGGACGCATTCACTGACAGCTATGGTTGCCTTCACATGCAACCTGTGATGCTGTCCTATAATCAGGCATACGCGCCCAAGGTGATCCTGCCAGATTCGAGATTCCAAGTTATAGGCAGGGTTCTTTGAGTGCAGAATATTGGACTACATTCCCTTTAGAATTGATGGCGGGATAGGATGTAGAAAGGCGGGGATTATATGGATACGATAGCAAGGGTGATGGAGTTGGCCGATGAGCGTAACCTCTCTCTTTTCAAGCTATCTCAGTTGTGTGATGTATCATATTCAACCTTAAAGAATGCTGAGATGCGCGGAAGTCAGTTGGGGGTTCCTACGATTGAGCGTATCTGCGTTGCGCTGGGAGTCACATTAAGCGACTTTTTTGCCGAGCCAGATAGTGTATATACAAAATGAAAGACCAAGAGGTCCATCGGACGAATATCCGATGGACCTCTTGGCACACTTCTATGTAGTTTTAGTCTTAGGATGGCTACGACCATATTCTTCGATAGATGCGAGTTATTGAGCGTACTTCTTGAAGTTCTCGGCTTGTTCCAGAATCTCTTTATAGACGTTATCAATGGTCATCGACAACGATCTTAATCGGGGGCGTTCTCATCTGTTTCTTCAACAACAATATCATAATGGTGACGCAAACCTGAACGCGCTTTTGAGATGAGTGCATAGAACTGTCTAACATTCTTTAGACCGAGTTTTTCTGTACACTCGAGCGATGAACCAAAGGCGATGATTTCATCATCCTTGTAAACCGTATAATATCGCATTATGTGTCCCCTCACATCAAGACACTTTTAAGCGTATTAGGATCGTAATCATGACCCAACAACATTTCATAATAACGTATGTTTTGCGAGGCAAGGGTTAAGAACTGATCCCCAGTTGTTTCCATTTCTCGAATCTTTGTTTCTGTATTCGGCAGAATGAATGCGCAGCGATCTACACCAGTAAGAAGGACGTATGCAAGAAGTTGATGGCTATCAGCGCGATCTGGACGACCGCTTACTTTGTACTTTGCATCAATGACTAAGGCTGGAGTTTCATTTCTTAAAACAATGATGTCTGGAATGCAGAACGGCATGAGATGAATACCCTTTTCGGAAGACTCTGGAGCATATACATCCCTCTGCAAAAATAGTTTCCTTGAATACTTCTCGATTCTGTAGCAATCTTCAGAGAATGTGCGTTTAAGAACCGTTCTTGCATAGTATTCAAACAATGTTTCCATATTAATGACAAAAGGAATTGTATATACTGGTCTTTCTTCGGTTCCCACTGGAGCATCACTATAGCTTTGGAATTTAAATCCAAGAATAGCTCGCGCTTGCTGCAATACAGGTTTGTAGTATGAGTATAACCCACTTACTTCTGCAGAATTAAAATCACTATTCGTTACAGATGTATCCTTTACGTGCCTCAGAGAGTTCAGACAAAAAAGCACTTTCTTTCTGATAGAGGTATCTTCTTGAAAGCGGTGCCGGATAATCTCCTTACATTTGATTAAAGCGGCCTTAATTATCCTGTTCTCAATGTTGTCCTCCGTAAAATCGATGTATCTACAGAAGAACCTGTCGCTTCGCCCTTTTGCAGAGTTGTGCTTTATATTTCGGCTCACATCTACTTTACCGCGAAGCTTTGCAGTAAAGTTATCAGCATAGTGAATCAAGGATTTCTTGAGTCCCTTTTTGCACAATGCATAGCAAGACGACGCAAAGCTTAACGCAAAAAGCGTCTCTGCATCAGCACCAAAGCCATGAGGCAACCT